ATCAGTATCTGTACAATTTCCAGTTAAGTCTTACATTAAAAAATTTCTAGTTTATAAGTTTGGAGACAATCATACTTATTCCCAACACTCGGTTTTAGCACCAATAATTAGATCGGTACTTTCGAAAGAAACCACCCAGTATTCACCCAAATTTCAAACCCAACATTACTACACTATTAATTTATCCGATTTTTACATTTCGTTTTACGGTGTCTTCATAAACAAAAAAAATATCAATGAATTTAACAACGATATTGATGCGCTGTTTAGATCTGAATTATTTCATTTTATGGTATTCAATAAAGAGTATTACAATATTAAGTATCGCGACACATTACGTAAGATGTTAGAATCTATGGTTATTACCGAGACCGATGTTAAATTAGAGACTATTTTAAAGGATTTTACACGTAAAAAAGACAAAACAAACGCTTTAAATCTAGGTACATTTTTAAAAAACAAAAATATATCTAGAAAAACCGCTTGAAACCCTTTTAAACACTACAAAAACAAAATAAAAAAAAAGACATATTTTTTATTTATAAATATGTCTCTATAAAAAACCCGCTAAAATGATACAAGAACTGTGTAATATTGGAAATGAACACCTTATAGATACGTTTTATAAAGTAGCTATTTTAGAAGCTACCCAGTTAGAACCATTTAACTATTTAACACCAGATGATACCATACAAAGTATTTTAGACACTATACCAGATTCGCACCAGGTATTAATTACAGATTTATTACCGGATAGCATTTCGGTTAATAATCCACCAAAACTATCTGAAAGCGGTGTAACCAATACTACTAGCATATCTTTTGTAGTAACACCACAAGATAAAAACCTACAAACATTATTAAATACCTACCAAAACCAAGAAGTAGTTGCTTTAGTAAGTAAACGTGGTACATCGCATTTATACGGCACACAAGCACAACCTTTACTTTTTAAATTTAGCGAACTAAACAGCCCAAAACCCAACGGTTTAAAAGGCTATACAATAAGTATTTCTGGCACAGGGTATGGCGCCACCAAAATTTTTGAAGCTATAGAATTTACAGTTTACAATAAAGGTCTTGCTTTACAGTTAGCCGAACCGCTATAATCGTTTAGGGCGTTTTTACATTGTCCTTTTTAATACTACGGTTTGTTAATAGACTTGTACTTTAAGATTTAAGTAAATAATTACTAATCATGAAGTAAACTATTAATTTTTGTCAGTAGCAAATTTACATACCATTTTAAACAAGCCATGGTACATTGAAGAAAACTATGGTGCGTCCCATTTACCTTTAGTATTTAACATATTAAACGGTAAAACTTCATTTTCAAAAGAAGACAAGCCAGAACCTATAATTACATATATGGGTTTAAATGGTTCATCTTCAGAAGCATCTACTAGCACACAACAGGTAGCCTTATTATCTATAAAAAACCCTATTGTAAAACACGATCAGTTTTGCGGGCCACAAGGCACAAAAAGCATGATGCGTGAATTAGAAGCTTTAAAAAACAACGATACTATTGCTGGTATTGCACTAGATATTGATTCGGGCGGTGGCCAAGCTTATGGCACACCAGAATTTCACGATTATTTAAGAGATTATCCAAAACCAATTGTGGCATATACAGATGGTTTAATGTGTAGTGCCGCTTATTATATAGGTAGTGCAGCGTCTCATATAGTAGCAAATAAACGTGCCGAAGCTATTGGAAGTATTGGCGCTTACACTCAAATTTTAGATTTAACAGGCTTTTACGAAAAGAAAGGCGCTAAACTACATACTATTTATGCTAGTAAAAGCACCGATAAAAACAAAGCGTATCGCGATGCTATTGCTGGCGATTATGATGCGTATGTAAAAACCGAACTAGATCCTTTAGTAGAAACATTTCATGCCGACATGCTTTCTGCGCGTCCAGATTTAAGCGCAGCCACGTTAAAAGGCGGCACTTGGAATGGTGAAGCTGCTTTAAAAGAAGGTTTAGTTGACGAACTAGGAACGCTACAAACTGCAATAGATAAAGTTTTTGAATTATCTAATAAAAACACCACAAATAAAACAGTTATGAGTACAGAACGCAAAAACATACAAGCCGTTTTAAGTTTAGATGCACCATTAGCAGCTACCGAAAACGGATCGTATTTAAACGACGAGCAACTAAATACCATTGAAGATGCTTTAAGTAATAACGCTGCAACGTTGCAAACTGCAAACGATGCTACAGCCACAGCAAACCAAACGGTTACAGATATGGAAACTGCAAATACTACTATTGTAAATAGTGTAAACGCGCAGTTAAATTTAAAAGGCGATGCTAAAGCAGCAAACGTTACCGATGCCGTTACTGCTTTAAACAATCATATTGAAACACTTGGTGAACAACCAGGCGAAACGCACACTAAAATTAAAGAGAATAATCCCGACGATGAAAAGCCGCACGCATACATGAATTTTGACACACCTTTTTATAAAAACGCAAATAAACTATTAAATTAAAAATACCATGGCAGGATTAACTGTAGACGACATTGTAAAAGACGCCAATACTTATTTACCAGAAAATAAGGAAATAATCGCGTCATCTATTAACAGAATGGACATTCCTTTGGATGCCCATACAAAACCAATTACCAAAGTAAAAGGATTATGGCCACAAGGTTCTGCATTAATTACTAATGTAGTACAAGGCTTTGCTCCTGTTTGGAATGATATGGGCGCGGTGCAAATAGACCACAAACTATTAGTAAACTACCGCCACAAAGTAAATTTTGGATTTACTCCAGATGATATTGAAGGTACGTATTACGCACATTTATATCAAGAAAAGTTGAAGCCAGAAGACATGCCAATTACTAAGTATGTAGTTGACGAATTAGTAATTCCAAAGGTTGTAGATGATATTGCTGAACTTTCAGTAAACGGTGTTTATGATGCTGCTAACTTAGATGTTTTTGGTAATTCTATGAACGGATTAGATGCTGTACTAACAGGCATGTTGGCAGGTGCTCCAGGAACGGACCATACACCTTTTAAAATTCCTTTAGCAGCTATTACGGATGCCAATATTATCGATCAGGTTAAAGCTTACGAAAAGCAAATACCTTCTAAATTAAAATCGAAGGTTAAAAAAATCTACATGAGCGAATCTAATTTAGAACGCTACAAAGATTTATACCAAGAAACATACGGTAACAACACGTTTTTAAACGGTGTTACAAAAACACCTTTACGCCAATTAGAAATTGTTGGTATACCTGGTTGGGATAGCGATACTATTTTTAGTACTGTAGATGGAAACTTTGTTCGACTTTTAGATTTATTTGATGGCAAACCAGCTATTACAGATGTACAAAAAGCAGACTATAAAGTAAAATTCTTTATGGAATTCTGGAAAGGTTACGACTTTTTAGTTAACGAGTTGGTATTTATATCAAACTTTGCCGATGCAGAATACGGACTTGGAAGCACAGCCTTAAACCAAAAGTATTATGGTTTTGATGGTGTAACTGTTTAATTTTAAAACTTAAACCCATGGCAAAAGACAAAAACAATGCAGCAGCCGATAAAAAGGCTGCTGATAACAAAGCTAAAGCAGACCAGAAACCTGCTGATGATAAAGCTAAAGCAGACAATACCCCCGAAGTTATAGACAACCCAACCGTAAAACGTCAAAAAGCCGCAAAAGCTTTACGTGAAAAACGCGCTAAAGAAGTTGCTAAAACCAAAAAAGCCGAATCTAACAAGGCAGATGCTAATAAATCGGCTGCAGAAAAAGCAAGCAAAGCGAAACCTAAAAAAGACACTAGAACACGTTTTGAAGATGATAAAGGGCGTAAGTTTTCTTTTAAAGCTACCGCACCAAAAACCATTAATATTGATGGTGTAAGTAAAAAAACCGAAGACATTATTAAAGATAAAGAAGTAATGATGGAACTGGTTTACGGAAATTCAAATTTTATAGAACAAATACATTAAACTATGGCTTGTACAGACACTATAGCAACAGAAAACATTGATTATTGCCCAGACCAAGAAACGGCTGCAGGCGTTAGTTCTGTAGAGATCTACGCAGCTAGAGTTTCAGACTTCGATACTATTATAGCGCCACCATCTTTAAGTGAAGCTACAACATTAGCCGAAGCTGCAACAATTACTGGGCCGCACACATTTACAGCGCCTAAAGGCTTTTTTAAACTTAGTATATTGCCAGATACTGGCCTTGTAGAAAGTAGCAACGAAGGCGAAAAAGGAAGTAAAACCAATACGAATAGTTTTGGTGGTACATTACCAGGTATTACTGCCCGTAATTTGGGTATGATTAGAAAATACCAAAACGTAGGTATGATCTTTTTAGTAACTCAAATTGATGGTAAAGTGAGACAGATTGGTAGTAAAATTTCACCAGCATATTTAAGTGAAGCATCTGCTTCTACAGGTCAAAAAGTTGGAGATATTAACGGTATACCTGTTAAGTTTACAGACACGCAAGCATACCAAGCACCAATTTATACTGGTACAATAACCGAATTTACTCCAGCATAATGGCCGATAAGTTTAGCATAAAAAAAGGAATATACAACGTGCCTAATTTTGGGCGCGTTGATGCTAATAAAAAGGTAAAGCAAGCCGACCAGGTACAGCTTTACCTTAATAAGCATTTTTCTTTTTTTATTACACCCACACAAGAAGGCGTTGCTTTACTTAAAAAAGAAAAGCTTAAAGATGCTGCTATTGTTCAGTTAATACAACGTGCTAAAACCCCCCAAGAAGTAGATTGGTTATTAGAACTAAAAAGCACTAAGGTTATTAAAAACATTGCCGAAACCAGAAAAGCAGCTTTATTAAAACCGTAACACCCGATTTTAGTTTTTTATATTTATTTATTAAGTTTAGTTAAAAAAGCCTTTGCCGCATGCAAAGGCTTTTTTGTTTAAAAACATGTCCTTTTTTCACTATTAACGTTTTACCATATTTACAACATGGAAGCAATAACCAATTGGTTTAATGGCGATATGGATTATAATGTAGGTGTAGCAATTTACGCCACATTACCCATTAAAAAGCTAAACATTCTAAAACGCTTTAACCGCGGGCGTAATAATCATAATATGTCTACACTGGTAAAAGAACTAAGGCAGTTTAATAATACTCCAATAACACCGAAACAACCTAAAAACCCCACCCCAAAACAACCCACCACCCAAAACACTATAAATATAGAAGTAGAACGTAAACAGCAAGTTAATACCAGTTTACAACGTGCTTTTAATGGTGTAAGGTTGGGCGATTTACCCGCAGAACTACGAACCAAATTTGTTAAAGCGCAAACCATTTTTCACGAAATGATAGAATTAAAATTTGCTTTAAACGATTTGCCAGCCAAGGCCCAACAAACCGCATTAAAAATCCAGTTGAAAATCTGTGATCTAGACGAGCAACGCGATGCTATTTGGTTACAGCTAAACCATTGGAAAACCCATAAAACTATTTTAGAAGTACCTGAAAATGATTTTAGTAAACTAGATAAATTTCAGTTAGATAAAATGCGCCGAAACTTCCGTAGTTCGGTTTCTACCATAAACAAACGCATAGATAAATTTTACACCCAATTAGAAGCTGCCAAAACCATAAAACACCAGCAACTTATTGAAGCTAAAATAAATCGTAGCGAAAAACGGGTATTTACCCACGAAATGAATATTAAACGTATTAATGCATTGATAAAGGAATGAGTAAAGAACTAATGAAACAACCCCGGAAAGGCACTTCTTTACAAAACATAATAGCGTCGTATGTAGATGAAAGGCAATTAGAGTTAACTCCTTTTGAAGAAGAAAAGAAAAAACAGTATGAAGCCGCTTTTACTATGCTTATTGAAGATGATAGCATTATAGATACAGTTTTAAAACTAGAACAGTTATACGATGTTAGTAAGGCAACGGCGTACAGAATTGTGAATGAATCTGAAACTATATTTGGAAGTGTTAAGAAGTTTAATAAAGAAGCGTGGCGATTTATTCAAATAGAACGAAAACGTAAGTTAATCACTTTAGCTACCCAAGATAAAAACTATGAGTTAGCAGCAAAATTAGAACGCGATATTGATAATTTAATTGGTTTTGATAAAGCTGAACTTGGATTTAATCCAGACAAACTAAAAGCCACCGAAATTACTGTTAAGGTTTCACCAGCATTTGAAAAATTAGTGCTTCAAATGAATAATAAAGGTTCGGTTGACTTAAATAATTTAGAAGCTGAAGATATTAATTTTGAAGATGTAAAAGATGCTTAAAAAAGATGTTGAATTAAATCCAGCGCAGTTTTTCGCGTCACAATCTACCCAACCCAGAAAGTTTTTAGAACTAGGGCGTGGTACCGGAAAAACTACATATTTAGGGTATCACGCGTTACGATTGGTAAAAGAAATGCCAAAAGCTTCTTTTGCTATGGTTGGATCTACATACAGCCAAATATTAAGCCGTTTCTTACCTTCTATAAAAGAAGGCCTTGCCCTTTTTGGTGTTTATGAAAATATAGATTATGTAGTTGGAACCATGGCAGGTAAGAAAATGGGGTATAAATTACCGTTCCAATCTCCAGACGTATTTAATAATATTATTCATTTTAGTAATGGTTGCATTTTCCAGTTAGTTAGTTTGGATCATAAAGATTCTGGGCGTGGATTAAACTCTTATGCTATTATTGGCGATGAAGCTGCTTTATTCGACCCAGAAAAACTAAATATAAACGTTAGAAACACTAATAGAAGTTTAAAAGCATCTTTTAAAAAATCTAAACTTTTAAATTCAGAATTATTTACTTCATCTACACCATTAAACCAAAAAGGGAAATGGTTTACAGAAATGGAAGCTAAAGCTATTGAAAACCCTAAAGAATTTTATTTCTTAAAAGCCACAGCAAAATGTAATTTAAAAAATCTTCGTCCAGATTATTTTGAATATATGCGTGATTCTTATCTAAGTGAAGTGGTTTATAATGCTGAAATGCTTAATATTCGCCCTGTAGAAATAACCGACGGTTTCTATGCTCAATTAAACCCAGATATACATTATGAAACCAATTTTGATAATAGTTACCTAGAAACATTAGATTTAAAAACTATAGACGGCAAAAGCTTTAACTGCAAGCAAGATAGAGACTTAAACGTAACCCAACCCCTTATTGTAAGTGTAGATTGGGGTGGTGGCATTAACAGCTTAACAGTATCGCAACTACAAGACAATACGTACCGTGTATTAAATGAATTCTATGTAAAGACCCCAAAAATATTAGATCACCTATTCCTTGAAGAGTTTCTACCCTATTATGAAGATTACCCAACAAAAACAATAAAGCTGTATTATGATCGTACAGGTAATTCTAAAGTAGCCAACAGTAAGTACACCTTTGCAGAACAGGCAGCAAACATACTGCGTAACGCAGGTTGGAAGGTCCATTTAATGACAGTTGGCGCCAATCCTAATTACATGGACAAGTTTAGACTTATAAACGTTATGCTTCGCGACGATGGGCGTAAGCGCTTACCTAAGATACGGATAAACGAAAGCAACTGCGCCAACCTTATTATATC